CGTCGCGTCCACCGGGTCAATTCGCTTTGTGGTGGCATCCTTATCGATCTTGATCAGACCGTTATTCTGCCGCGTCACGGCGTTTGACATCGCATAATTTAGCAGTGCGTTATGCACATACTGGATATTTCCACAGTAGACCTGCTCCCGGAAGCCCTGTGTGGACTCGTTGAGGGACTTGTGGCTCTGGTAAACCTCTTCCACCGTATATCCTTCGTTCGAGAGATCCAGCATCAGCTTACTGGCGTTCGCAGGGTCAAAGCACAGGCACTGGATGTCCAATTCCAGCTTCTTACAGGTATCAAGCACATATTCCATGACCCGCGACTGATCCACGATTGGTGTGTCTGTGACCTCCAGATACCCTAAGCGTAGCCATGCATCATAAGGGACCTTGTCCTTCATGATGTGCTCTCTAACCCGGTCCATTGATGGAATAAAGCTGTGTGTCCAAAGGTAATAGCGGACGATTGGTCTCCCGCTCTTATCAATCTCCGCGATTTGATACGGTACGATAAATGCCACGGACGTCAGGTCGATCTTCGCCGACATATCAAATCCAATATACACCGGCCGCCCTTTCAGCTCGATTGGTACTTCCTTGACCTCACATGCCTTCCATTTCTTCATGTCCATATATCCGTTGTTTACCGCAGATACCCAGATATTCAGCACTTTCGTCAGGAAAGCGATCATCTTTTCCGGAATCTGTTTTGCGACTTCAAAGTCTTCCGCAATCTTCTGGATTCCCTCCGGATAGAACGCGCGGATCGGGTTTGCTTTCTGCCATGTCGTGATCGCGCCGGGATCATCGCCCGGATCTGCCTCGCAAATATCAACGAAATACTCATCATTCTGTACATCCACATTCGGATCCAGGATCTTCGAGCAATAATCGTACTCCTGTGTGTAACAGGGATATGTCAGATCCTTACCGGCCGTCGTGATGATCGACAGCATCGGCTCCTTTGTATTAGATCCAAGTCCCAGATCATAGAAATCCGTGGTCGGATGCTGATGATACTCATCCAGGATCAGACACGCCGGGTTTGTTCCGTCACCGGTCTTTCCATCCTCTTTTGAGAGAGCCCGGATAAAGGACCCGGACTTGATATGGATGATCTCATCCCGTTTAAAGTTGAATTTCGTCCGGAGCAGCGTTCCCCTCGTCATAAGATCGCACTCATTAAATACGATCTTCGACTGGTCCCGTTTTGTTCCGGCCGTGTACACCTCATAGGTCTCTTTGTTCCTGGTCGCCTGCTCAGAAATCTCATTCAGTGCCTCGCCCGCCTC